GAGTGGCTAATTCTTGTCCAGGCGCACGGTTTGTCTGGATGAATTTTACAGGGTCATTAGTAATCTGCGCCTGTCTATCAGCCTCCATCTTGGTGAGACTGTCGATTGCAGTTTGCAGGACTGCCGCCTCATTGGCGTCAGCACCCTTCAACTCTTCTGTCAACTGAAGGATTGCGCTGTTGCCATCTGCCGCCGACTTGAACTTGATGCCAGAAAAAACCTGACCACCCATTGCAATGCCGTTCACAAAGTTGTCAAAGTCGATACCGATTTGCTCATTTTCGTCAGAAACAATATCAATATTTGCGCTGATCTGGTTGCTCAACTCTGTTGCGTTTTCTGTGAAGATGCCTTTGTTGGCTATTAGAATGTTACCCAACGCCTCTTTTTGAGATTCAATCGTTGACGACAACTCACGATCCATAGTGTTCAAGCGATCCTGTGCCAGCCGCTCAAGAACACCTCTTGTCGTTAGTGAAGCGCCTTCAAATTGTCCGCTTGCAGACTGCGCGTCCGAAACCAAGGCTTCAAGCTCACCGCGGTTCATAGCCACAATCGTTGGCGAAACCTCTTCAATCAGAGAACGGTTCTTCTCGTTCTGAAGGTCATCAATCCCGCGATCCAGCGTGTTGGCGAGGCTAGTAAGAAAGTCAAACCCAGCGCCGCCAAATGGGATCACGAGGTCATCTTCGCCCTCCTTGCCTTCAATCCTGATCTCAGTAGCGCCTCTGGTGCGTAGCTGCGCCGCTGCCGACTCCATCTGACTTTCATCAAAATCTCCTGTTAGGATAGAGCCTAAAATATTATCACGCAGACCCGCCTTAATGTCAGCTTCTCTGCCAGAGATCAAACCCTCAAGCGTCTTTTTGGTGGACTCTGCTATGTTTGGCACCGAGCCAATTAAGTCGCGTTGTTCTTGCAAGGTTGCAACACTGTCAGAGTTAGCTATGCCGTTAGAAAAAAAACGCAGATACGCCTCTTTCTGTATGGTTTTTTCGGAGTAAGCAATACCGCGCTGTCCCGCAAAGTTTCCTTCGCGGATTTCTTGCTTCATACGCGACACAATGCCAAACAAATCGCTTACCTCTGATGCAGTGCCAGCTTCTGTAAGACCAGCCTCAAGACTATCGTTTGTGGTTTGCCCACCTTGCAAAGTGCCAAGATTGTGCGCAGACTTTTTTATGTCGGCATGTTGATAAGCAAACTTACTAAAAACAGCGCCTTTGATTGCCGTTTTTTGACTGTCCGTTACATCAAGAGCATCTATTTCAGAAGTCAAAGGGGTATAAACATCTCTTGCAAGATTCTCTGCTGCTTTAAAAGGATCCGATTCAGTATTCCCCAAAATATAATCTTGGCTTTGAGCAAACACTGCCGCCTCATATTTCTTAGTTAAATTGCGAGTTTGCTCTTGCTTTTGTTTCATCTGGAAATCAAATTCCAGTTTTTTACGCGCGTCTTCAAACCTCATAGCGTTTTGAGCGTAAGAGGTGCCAGCCCTGCCTAAAGCCTCTCCAGCACGCGCTACAGCCTGCCCAGGCGCTTCAAACGCTGCGCTAGGCGCTTTAGGCCCAAGCCGCCCTGTGGCAAGCTCTACTGCGGTTCCTTGGCCTTGTGCGTACAACGGGATTTTTGGCATGTCTAACTCGATAATGTTTTCTGTCTGTATTGATCTTGCAGTGCAAAGAAATCTTGTTGTTGCTGCATTCCAGCCACTGCACTAGCGCCGTTTAGCAAACTTACATAAGACGCTGTTCTAAAGCCTGATGCACGCGCTGCGCCACTGGCGCGGCTCATAGCTGCCTCTGCCATTGCATCGGCTTGTTCGATGTCAGATGCGTATTGGATGCGCAGTGCATCACGCTCCATAGCAAAGTAACTATCGGCCAAAGCAAGATACGGGCTGCCCGACATTTCAATGCCAGACTTTGCCGTAGCCACTGTCTGGGAGGCAGTGAGGCGGTCATTTGACCGACGCAGATTAGCCTCTTGGTCAATTTTTGCACGCTGCAACAAAACAGCTTCATTCAAAATCTTTGCAGACGAGTATTCTGCTGTTTCCTCCGCTGCACGCGCTGATGCTTGGTTGCCCTTGAACCCAAGGAATGCGCTGGCTGCTGACGCCCCTGCTGCAATCGTCATTGGATTCATTACATCACCCTTGCATAACGATAGTAATCTGAACCATCAGGCCCATATTTTTTCATTATACCCTCATTTTCAAAACCAAGCCATTCTGCAAACCTTTTGGCCTTTACATCTTTTACTGCAATGCTTGCTTGGATGCGCTGATACCTATACTCTTCTTGCAAGTGGTCAAACATATTGACCGTATGTCGCGCTACAGTTCTGGGCCGCGCAAACGCTTCCCTGCCTAACAGCAGCCACGCCTCACCCACGCCCTGCCATATGTTGTGTACGCCACCAATTCCAAGCACAACATCTTCCTCAAAAAGTGTGTAGCCCCTTATATCTTTATGCTCGACTAATGCCTTTCGGCCATCCTCAGAAAGATCAAACATTAACTTAATGTGTTGCACATGCTCTTGAGCAAACGGCAAAAATCTAAGCATCAAACGTGTTCGACCTTCTCATAACTGCAAGGATAGTCATGGGCAATGGCTGGGACTGCTGTACCACCACCCGCGCATCATTGTCGTAACCTGATGGAAACGAAATTTCTTTATCGCCTGTAAACATAGGCACGGCTGTATCCATTGCCATACTGCTGTCGCGGAACGGTATGCGGTCAAGATTGTTTGTGTCGGGGCCAAGTTCAACGCCCACGCTATTAAGCAACCTTACCGTAACACCATGTATTCTTTTGATTTTACCTTGGGAAACACCATCTTCTGCGCCAGCTTCTAAGCGCAGGGTTTCAACGAATGAACTGTAATTGTAACCTACATGCACTTTGCCAGCACTACGCTCAAGAGTGATTGCGCCACCAGAAACAGTTTTATCTGGATGTGTGGACCCATCTGCCAGTATCTGCACAGTTTCACCCTCTAGGTGATTTAGACCAGTAATGCTTGTTGTGTCAGAGCCAGTATAGGTAAGGCCACTATCTACAAAAAACGCATCTTCAATATCAGAACCAAAATCAATGGGCTTCAAATAACAGATGTGGCGCACAACAGAACTGTTGATTGTCCTCTTTACAGAAACATACACCTGATCTTCTGCACCGCTTGGGATTGACGTGATGCTTTCAACAACACCACTACTGCCTAACGGATGCTGATGCCAGCCTACAGCGCCATTAGCGCGGTCATAGGTAAGCCCTACAAGGGTGCCATCACTATGCACAAACCACAGAATTAACTCTGGCTCCTGCTGCCAAACCATGTCTGTTAGGCCACCACTGGCCACATGCTCTGCCAGAATAGTTAAATCCACGCCCAGCAGGCCATCAGTATCCAGATCAAACGTGATCTCTTTGACCCGTTCAGAACCTTTCTGCAACAAGATTGTGCTATTGCCAGCACGCACTGGCCGAATATTAGATGTGCCAAACGTAGTCTCACGCAAGACGTTGACGTTAGTAGGCGTTACAGGTTCTGCACCAGTGCCACCAGACAGCGTAAACTCAGAACTTGTAGTCAGAATCTGAAGAAACCGCGCTGGCAGTAAGTGCTTGATTACATTGACACGATCTGAGGCAATAGTAATGTTAATAGCATCGTCATCATTGGTTCCTGGTGTATGGTTTTCAAAGTCAGCACTTACCGACCCAAAGATGGTTTGTGGTTGACCTGTGGTGCCAGCAAAGTACAGACGCTCTTCATAGAATGCTACAGCACGCGGAAACTTTTGATCTCCCCCAAAGGCACCCAATGACCAACGGGTTGTCGGTGTGCCGCTGCCAACGACACTTGCTGGCAAAACGCCATTAGTATTTTTGAAGGTAGCCGTAACAACCGTTGCGCTGGTATAGCCTGTGATTTGCAAATAACCAGAACCGCTATGCTGATATGCCCAAGTTATATCACCATAGGTTTCAGAGCCGGAAAGATGTACAGGCGGCGATGTGCCAGAAGCATCCGTACCACTATCAGTTTTTTTGTATACATTATTACCAAACCGCACCAAATCATTTTGCGCATAATTGGTGCTTGCCGCCCATTCGTCGTGTTGAACCTCAATAACCTCACGCAACCTAATCAAACGCCCCACATCAGCAGACGCAAACACACTTGCAGACGCTGTTATGGTAATGCCACTGCCAGTATTAGCTGACGCATAAATAGTGGTTGTCGTTGTGTTTTCATCTAGGTATGGCCCGTCGATAAAATCTATATCAGCCAAAGTAAAGCTAGTAGCCGTTGTGCGTGTCAGCTTGGCTGGCTCATGGTCTTTGTGCGCAAGATACAGCACATCAGCAGACTGCACATGATTTAACTCAAAAATTTCTGTAACCGAGTAAGTGGTTGTTACTTCTACAATTTTACCAGATGTTCCTGCGCTACTGTATGCTGTAAAACCACTGCCATTAATTCCTGATAACTCAAAAGTGTTAGTAGTTTTGTTGGCTACTGTAAATTCACGATTGTTTAGTTGGGTCATCCCAACAACATCTTTGATAAAGACACGATCCCCGTTGTCATACCCGTGAGAACTTGCCGTTACCACAACAGGGTTTGCCGCCGTTGCTCCCGTAATGGTTTTGGTAGCTTCTGTTAGAATGCCGCCATCTTTGAAGAACCGGATGTAGTTGGCACCAAACTCCAGCACATACGCCTGTTCGTCGCTGTACTCAAAGTTTACCAGCCTGACTTTGCCGCCATCCTTTGATGCACCCGCATAGTAAGATCCAGGACGGCGTGTAATGCCACCCTGCGGAAAACTCACCATGTTGGTTAGTTCTTTTGCCGCCTCATTGTATTTCTGTAGGTCTATACGACCTTCAAGACGGGGCGAAAACTCTCCGGCGCGAAAGTTGGTTATAATAGTAGAAACACGCGCCATGTTATAGCCTTACATCTATAAACTCGTCAGCTTCGATTCTTTCTGGATAACCTTCTACGGCATCCATACCACGCGCTTCGTTAAGGCGTTGCTGGTATAACTGGAATGTTGCTTGTGCAACGCTATTGCTGCCGGTAATTGCATACGCAGTTTCACTAGCTAATCTATGCGCTATTACGCTTGAACAAAGGCTGTCTAAGGTTTCTGTATCCGTAACCCTAGCTACATAAATAATGCTGCATGAACTTTCGTTAGAAAGCACTTTGCGGCCTTCAATCTTAAACATTTTATTACTGTTATAAGCCGCCACTTCATTGTTTACCTCTGCATTCCAGAAGGAAATGACACGCAAACAAAAAGGATTGGTTGGCAGCGTATACTGGTATGTAAAGCCGAAAGATGGCGCAGTTGCATCTTGTGCAAGTGCCGCCCTTGAAATAGCACAGTTCCAGTTATGTGAACGTAAAACAGTATCTCTTACTGTATCAAACCGCCTGTTACACAAACGTGCTTCTTTGGAATTTTCAGTGAGTGACGTAATCGTATCTGCACCAAGCAGATCCATAGCTTCGTTACAGATATCAACGACAGACGGCATCACACACCTCTCAATAAGTAGAAGGGGCGGCGTACCGCCCCCTCAATATTAGTTTACAACATAGTGGATGATGAACGACATATCGCCGCCAGTGCCACCAGTTGCATTGAAAGTTGCAGCTACATAGTAGTATCCACCTGGATCGCTACTAGCGCCAGCGTCTTGCCAAAGCTGCTGACCGATAGTGTTAATATCAGCAGCCTCAGTGCGGACATCCGCAACAGCAGTTGTGCCATCAGCAACGGACGTTGCATATAGATCTTCATCTATAACTGTGCCGTCTGTCTGGTACAAACCTACGTTAAACGTACAGCTACCGCCCAAAGCATCAGTCGCCACCTGCAAGGCAGTGATGGATGAGTTGGTTGGCAAAGGCACCAGCATCACGATATCATCGTCAGTGCTGTCACCTGCTGCAAGCGCGATTGAACCCTGTGCCACACGCAGGACGCCATGCAACTCATGCGAGTCACTAAAGACCTGTGGTGAAGCTTCAAAGTTAGCTACAAGAGTCGAGTTTTTGGTCGTCATGATTCATCTCTCCTCTTAGTCTGGGGTTTCGTCACAGAAGATCTGAACAACCTTGTCTTCCTCCATGCGCACCGATCCGATGCTCATGCAGTAATAGACTTGAGTTGCGTATCCCTTGTCGGCGCGTTCATCAATGCGTGCGCTGATGTCCTTGCCAATACCAAGAGTCAGACCGTCTTCTGCCCAAGCAAAACACTTACGAATATCGTTAGAGTCCACGGACAGACGGTTGGACATGATGAAGCGGAAGCCCATGTAGGTATCCAACTCACCTTGTACGAGTGCCTTCACAGTGTTGAAGTCGCTGCTGGTGACTGTTGTGTCGCCAAGAAGATCTTCAATCTGCTTCGGGCCTACTGCAATGTAACGCGGGATGGACGGATCAACGTCGTTGAGATCCATCTTACGCTTTGCTTCACGCAGCTTGGCAAGGGTCAGGCCATCGTTAGACGATGAAGAACCAACCGAGTTTGCTGTTGCGTCAAGCGATGCGCTGCCAGAACCAGTTTCGCCGGTACTTGCAGTTCCTGTTGCAGCAGTGATGATGACATCATCCATTGCACGACCCATTGCTGCGGCAGCAGCGCGTGCATAAGAAGAAGTCGGATCGATGAGCATCCGCACCTTGTCTTGGTCGTCAACGAGATCTGCGTACTCATAGTCCGCAAGGCTCAGACGACGCCTGTCATGGGGCGTGTCCATCTGGGGAGTATCGGCATGGCGGCTGGTGCGCAAGGCAGCAGTAGCCGAACCAATCTGGTCGATAAAGGCATTTTTACCAACAACATTCTCAACGCGAACCGCATCACGCAAACGGGAACCCATCTGCTGTGAAAGCATCTGCACGTTTGCAGAATACTGTTGCACAAATGCCGTAGTGACGTTTGTAGACATTAGCCTACCTCCTAACTACAGTTACATTTTGGCAATTTGCGGTGTGCTACCCTTTCGGACACTCCTAGCCTTTTTGGCTGGCGTCAAGCCGCCGTCTTTCCGGCTGTCATCAGGACGGCTTTCACCGCTACCCTGTACCACCCAATCATAGTACATTTGTGCCATGTGGGCTGGATTCATAATATCACGTTGTGTGCCAAATTCAATCGCTATCCTAAGACACTCTAAACGCAGTTCAATTCGCTCCTCATCTGTCATGGATCATGCTCATTAATTCTTGAACATGATTGATGGCATTCTGCCGTGCAGTGACATTCTTACTGTCCCAATACGCATGGCTTTTATCATTCATGATTGCGTCAATCTCAGTCTGCGCTTGTTTCGGCGTCATGTTGTAATTTGCTGACGCACCATCAATGCTGTCTTCGCTAGTCACAGTAGACTTAAAGTCTGCCATAGCTGCAAAAGCCTTGATGAACGCAGGGTGATTGCCAACAAGCGTGCCATCTGACAACTGCATGTCTAGGACATCACTGCCAGCAAACTCACGCGCAACACCAGATGCAGCATTCAGCTTGGCATCGTAGTTGTTGCCCCACTCACGACGCAGTTCAGCTTCAGTGCTAGACGCTTGGTCTGCCACCGCCTGCTGCATTTGTTCCGCAGAGTTGGACACAGTAGAGCGATAATACTCAAGCACACCTTGCGCCTGATCTGGCGTTAGTCGTAATTTGTGAGCAATATCAGCGTATTGGCTTGCCACATCTTCTGTAATTACGTTGCCGTCTGCTTTGATCTCGTAACCATCTGGCGCTTCTGGGCGACCAAGCCTGCCATAAATGTTGTCAAGATCTTCATCTGTTGGGTTAATTGGCAACGGAATTTTCTCCGAACCAATAAGTCTTTGTGCGTTAACATAAGAACGCGCTAGGTTTTCAACATCTTTGATAGGCCCAAAGCTGGGGTGTTCACGGATGTCTTCTGGTATCATGGTCAAGAAGTCGTTACCAGACCCGCCTTGTGCTACCTCTGCCGGTGTTTCAATCGGCGCAGCATCAGGCTGGGCTACCTGTTCAGCTACTTGTTCTGACATTTATTCCTCACTTATCATGTTGTGGATATGAAGGATTACTGCACGCTTTCCTTCCTCAAACGCTGTGGCATTTGCATCTCCCGCCACATAGCTTGAAGCACGCCAGTTACAGCGTGCCTCAAGATCCCTTAGTACCTGTTCGCCAGCGTGTTCGCTAAAAACGCCTCTGTACATCTCTCGCAGCTTCTTAACTTCCACTGCCATCGCCTACCATCCTTACCGCCTGTGCCGCCTGTGCAGCCGTGTAAACGTCTTCTGAGTCCTGTTGACGCTGCATTTGCTCTTGCTCTGCCGCGGCACGTTGCTGACGTGTTTGCTCAACCTGCGCTTGCGGGAATAGCACATCCTTTGGCACACCAAGAGAGTCTACAACATGATTGACCAAGCCATCTGGGTTGAGGTGGTCGCCGACTGGAATTGACTGCGCAAGCGGCAGCAAGATTTCCAAAGCCTTCATCGTACCATTCAGACTGCTAGACTTCTGTGCGCGTGCAAGTGGCGATACATAATCAATGTCCACATCCCTGCCCTGCAATATATCCGGTGGCACCGCAAGCATGTCATTGCGCAGCATCAGCGCAAATACGCGATCTATCATAGGACGTAGCATCTCGTTCATCAGACGCCCCAGAACCGGCCCTATAACGCGCATACGCTCTTCCTGACGCTGCACTACCTCGGTAGCCGTCATGTTAGGCGTCTGTGCAGATAGTAGCTGGTCTACATAGAACGCAGAACGGATAGCGCCACGACGCTGGTCTTCCATCGTCAAACCTATAGGGATGTTTGCACCAGTGTTAAGCGGCGTAATGGTATCCCTTGTGCCACTCCTAAAGAAGTTAAGGCCACCTGGCTGGGTACGGATAGGGAGAAGAAACCCGTCGTCAGGAACAAGCAGTGGAGGATCTATTTGTTTCTGCGCAGCTTGGATGATGGTTTTTGACATAAGATTCAACATCTTAACGTCAGGCAACGCCACCATCGCAGGTGACCGTCCCATCACTTCACCAGTTGCCTTTAGAAAGCGCGGGACAATGTACGGAAACTCTTGGAAGCCGCTGATCGCTTT